ACGAAGCCAGAACGACGCCTAACAAAGAATCTTTTTGGATTCCGGTCAGGGCACTGGATGTTAGCACCAGGAGAAAATGCGACCCTAAGGTCCGCGTCCTCGTGATGCCACCCTACGTTCGCAGTCTCTTCCGACAATCGCGTACTCGGTTTTCCCAGAAAACCTTGGACGCGATCCGCAACATCCCAATTAAAGTTAAACAGAGGGTTAATGAAAGATGGGCCTCCCTCATGGGAGCCCTTACCATCACAAACCCTGTCGCGGCGCTTAGAGTTAAGCGCTGCGACCTGAAGTGCATCCTCCGCCTCTACACGTGGGTCGTTCGGTCCGTTTCCTACTCTGGAATCGACTGGCTCGACACGCGTTTGAAGGCTGTGTACGAATACTCCCGTTACTGCGCGGGCGCGCCTAAGGCGTGCTCGTCCCCTCCCGAAATCCCTTCTGGGGTCCCGGGACGCCAACGAGACGGACACTTTCGAGGTCTACCCCTTTTTAGGTGGACCTCTTGGTGGTCGCTTTGCGACGTGGTTCCCTCGGCTCCAAACTGGAGCCTTGAATCCCACTCATGCTTCTCTTCTGGCAAGAGGGCGATGGGTTTTCCAACTATGGAAAAGAAGATCGCCGCTATACGGAAGTTTTGTTCGAGAGTCCAGAGCCCGGTACACATACCGGAGTCTGTTCTCAATGAGGCCGAAGACTTTATGTATCGTAAAGTCACGCGGACCCTCGAACGATCGGACATTTTGAGGCACATGCGCCCCCACGTCAGCTATAGTTCTTCTTCTTGTCTGGAGAAGAGCTTTGCTGAAGGGGGCAGGATTGCTTGGTGTGCTGAGCAGCTTCAGACGTTCTCCACGGAGACCATCTGGTTTATCCAGAATCAGGACCTCTACGGTCCTTCAGGAAAACTGTTAATCCGTCAGGACGATCCACTGATCTTCTCTGGCGAAAACAAAGCTCGCTACGATTTGATGGGCAACGAGATCGACAACTGCTACTCCCTTTCTGGGAGTACAGCTAGGGTCGTTCTGGGGGATCATAAGATCCTCCTCGAACTCTCGATCTGGGCGGTCCATTTGGACCCCTCCGTTCCGTTCTCCGTCCATTCACACACCCCCTGGATCCACGCGTACGACGAGTTCGGTTTTCCCTTCGCGGGAGAACGTCCTTATTATACGGTGGAACCGGACATTCCTCTTACCACCCGCATTGATACCGTCGACGACGACGGTGCCAAGGCTCGGGTGATTGGCATATCATCTGCACCTTTGATCCATCTGGGCCACTTGGTCCGGACGGTTCTTACAGCTGTGATGAAGGCAGACGCTACAATTCCTACCATGTCTTCCAAAGGGAAGAAAATAGGCAAGCTTCTGAGGCCCCGCGGAGTTTTAGACTCCAAAGACCTCACTGCGGCAACCGACACGACCTCCTTCGAGCTCGCTCGGAGGCTCGCGATGGGCGCCGTGAAAGGGTTGAGAAAACTCAACGCTCTCCCGGCCTGGCTCGACGAGAACATGCTTGTTCTCGTCGACCTCTTCCTCCGCGCCCAAACTGTCCTTGAGCCCTCTTGGGCCCGGGGACAGTTCCCAGGAATTTTTCCTTTCGTTACGAAAAGATCCATTCCCATGGGCATGCCTCATTCCTGGCCGTGTCTGAACTTCGACCAGCAGTTCCAACTGGAACGTGCTATCCGCATCTGCCGCCTAGACAGCCTGTCAATTGACAGAACGTTCTGTGGCGATGATTCAGCAACTAGCGGCGGGACGGAGGAACTGTCTCTCGTTGTGAGAGACTGCCTCCGCGAGGTCGGATACTCTCTGTCCGTAGGGACAGATATAATTTCCGACTCCGTCGTCCAGTATACTGAGCAGATCTGGGTGATTATCAAGGGTTCCTGGAAGGAGATTTCTCCACCTATGGTGAAGAGCCTCTGCCCTAAGGAACCCCCGACTCGCCTACCTCAGTTGCGGCACCGAAG